GCCTGATGGTATGCTTGTAAATGGTTCAACCTGCCACGATGAGACGCGTAAGTATCTTCTTGACAACTTTGAACTCAAGCGTGTCATCAAGATGAAGGGTCAGTTCTTTATGAATACTGGTATTCAGCCTTCCATTCTCTTCTTTGAGAATACTGGTAAGCCCACTTCTGTTGTAGAGTTCTGGGATGTCATCAAGGGAGCAAATGGCGATATTGAGGAGACGATGGTTCTGTCTGTGCCAAGGGCGAAGTTTGATGCATCTTGTTCCTTTGATATGCGTCGCTATCAGGAGGTGAAGGCTGTGGCGAATCCTGCTGGGTTTCCTATGGTGAAGTTGTCTGATGTGTGTGATTTCGTAAGTGGTAAGGGAAACTACACGCAAGATGGTGATGCGTATCCATATTATGACAGCAATGGTATTACTGGAACTCGTAAGGATTATCTTCACGATGGCGAATACATTATTACAGCAAGAAAGATGAGTATTGGAGCAGTTCATTATGCTACTGGAAAGTTCTGGGCTTCAGATAATACTATTGTTATGCACCCAAAGTCAGATTCAAACCGACTCTTATCAAGATTCCTTTACTATTGGCTCCTTCTAAATAACAAGGTGCTGAAGGATATGTCTTCTGGCATCAAGCCAGGTATTCGCAAGTCTGATGTGATGGAGATTAAGATGCCTCTACCTCCTCTTGAAACCCAGCAAGAAATCGTCGCAACTCTTGACCGCATCTATGCACCAGGCACGACTGAACTTGCTGAGACTCTCAAACTAACCGATAAGGCGATGGATCTTGTTCTGGCGAATCCTGGAGGTGCTTCACTTGAGCCTATTGTGGAGGCTCAGCGTCTTATGCGTAAGTCGGCACAGATGGTGGCAGATGTCAAGGCACAGATGGTGGCAGATGTCAAGGCACAGATGGTGGCGATTATGCGTTCTGTTAATATGAGGGGGTTTGAGACAAATCGTTTGGGAGACCTAATTGATATGTCAAAAGGAAAACTTCAAGCAACAAAGTGCGATGGCGGAGAATATCCAGTCATATCTATTTCAAATAAATGGACACATTCAACACATTCCGATGAAGGAGAGCATGTCTATATCGCATCAACGTCCTCTGGAGCATCAAGTGGTCCATTTGAAACAGTAATTAAATATCATAATGGCAAATGTTCTTCTAGTTCGTTAATGCAGAGGTTAGATATTAAAAATACAAATAAAATCTCTTACAAATACTTATATTATGGGTTGAATCATATCAAAGAAATGATTCAGAACATGTGTGAGAAGGGGTCTTGTAATAAGACAATGAATGTAGAAAGATTTCTTGATTTACACATTATACTACCCCCTATAGATGTACAACAGGATATCATTCGTCGCATCGGAGTTATTGAGTCTCAACTATCATCACTTGAGAACCTTGGTAAGCAGGCAGAGGACAACGCCCGTTTCATCTTGGATTCTTACCTAAATACTGCCTGATATGATTACCTATAAAGATGGCTTCACAATACGACAACAATAAAGCAGAAATCGTTAGAAATATTACAGCCCAAAAGGCAATTTACAAATATCGTATTTTTATGTACTCTCTTAACAAAGATATTAGACAGCAGTGTTTTAGAATAACAAAGGAGTTTCTTGATAATGAATATCATAATAACACAACTATTACAACAACTGAAAGAGAGCGACTTTTGAATCTTGGAAATCATTGGCAATGGGCTATGTTTGAGAATGAATCTACTAACTGGTGGTCTGCATTATCATTCAATCACTCAAAGAGCCTTTCCCTTATGACAGTTATTCATATGTGGATTGATGACATAAATACTTTTGACGCAGAAGTATTTGAGACATCTACAGATGGACTTCGTTAATCTAAGTACACCTTTGGTTTCCTACGCCTTGTAGCCCTATCTTTCTTTAGCATTTCCAGATTAAACGCGTGTAAAAAATAGTTATTCAAGTGTTTTTCTTTTACTTTCGTTATTGCTTTTCCTATGGAGGTTTTTATATCTTCATAAGAAATGGGAGAATCCTTTTTGATATAGTGCTTCAATTGACTAAAGAACTGTTCTATAGGGTTTGAGCGCGGATAATATGGCACAGTATTCTGTATCTTATTTTTGCCTTCATTCACTGCATCTTTTACTTCAGCCGTCTTATGAAATCCAGCATTATCCATTACTATTACACAATCTTCATATTTGCCATTAACCTTATTCTTTATAAACTCTGTAAGCCGTTCTGAATTTACAGCACCTTTCTCATATAAATCCCAACCTACTATTCCTTTTGATGTAATAGCAACTAATAAGGAATATTTCTTGAATACCCTTTGGTCTGTAGTTTTCATATAGCATCTTTTGCCTATATCACACCGACCATATGTGGGATGTAGTGCAGCGTAAATACCTGTTTCATCAAGTGCTATTATTTATGAATGTTCTGTTTCTTCATAGTTTCAACATAGTCTTTCACCTCTTGAGCGTGATTTCTCTCCTTACCACGATAAGTTCCAGGTTGATGGATCTTGCGGAGGCGTTTTCGTGTTATGTCATTATCTCTTACAATCCTTCCAAGATGCTGGGGAGTAATCTGTAAATCGGGATACTTCCCTTTTAGAATATCAAGAAGGTCTTGTAAATAGATTTGAGGCTTCTTTTTTAGTTCTGACCTAATAAATATAATATGCTCCATTTTCACTTTGCGGGCTTTTCGTCTTGTTTTACTCTTGGAAAGAGTTCCTTCAGTTTGGTATTTATGTATCCAGCGTTGTAAGGATGACCGCTTACAATCAAAAATCTCACAGGTTTGCACTTGATTATCTGATTTTAGAGAATGTCTAACAGCAGATAATTTATAATCTTCGGTGTGGTGTTTTCCCATTTCTCTTACTAAAAGTGCCCGTTTTTAATGTTCAAGGGTCTAATGATGAAGGTTCTTAACTTATTATAAATTCGTGGCACATGGCGACACAGTTTTAGTAAGCAGTAGTACTAGCCAGTACTGTAAAGTTAAGTATATTCCTCTGAAAGGAGGGTGTACTTAACTTCGGCACTTTGTGCTAAAAGAAACAGCTTATGTATTACAAGGGACAGTCGAGTTGGTTGTTCAGAAAAATTATAAATACCTTAAATTTTTCAGAATAAACAACCACATCTTCGGTGTCTGCTTTGTAAGTCCACCATATGACATAAATACAATACAGTCGCTTTTTTATGTTAAATAATTTTACGGGCGAATATGAAGTATTTTTTGACAAAGAGCCCCATGATTCCCGTTTTTTTCACATTTAATACAACAATAGTTGTTATTATTAACCCTGTTAGGTATATATCTACAACCACTTCTTACACATTTTATAAGCCTTGATACACCTGATATGTTCCTTATATAATTAACCGCTATCCGCAAATTCTGTGTACTAAATATCTTATTTTTTTTTATTAACAAACTAAAAATGGATTGGTCGTGTCTATGTTCACGAAATCCTTGGTGGTTTTTTATAACTGAAGGTGAATCATCCAAGTTACTATATTCACAACTTATATTATACCAATCATTTACAAGCTGTCGTGTTTCATCACAAACAAAAAATAAAATAGCACCTGCCTGTATCTGTTTTGTATATATATATATATCTTGATTCATATTTAATTTTTCTATCAAATCCATTTTGGTCCAATTTTTTTCTAAACTGGTCTGACATTCTACTGCTAAAATTTTTTTACCATTTTTAACTGATTCTATACATTCCAACATTATATTTTTCTTATTACAACTAAGTTCACATCCACAATCAAGATAAAACAAAATATCACTATTATTCATACTTTCCATTGTTTTTTTTATAATATAAGGTTTCCATAGCCAATATCCATACCCTCTTTTATTACTATTTATGAAGTCACTATGCTGACCCCAAAAGTCGTTAAATTTTTTTAAGTATTCGGGATTGTATAATATGGTTTCTGTGAATATATTCAATTCATTTGCCTGTTTTGTCAATCTTTTTGCAGCTTCTAAATAATTATCGTGGCTACCGAACGTTATTAATTTAATATTCATCTCTAAATCTCTCTCTATATATAGATGTATTTTAAGTCAATAAATTCAAGAGAAAAATATATATTAGCTTTTCATTGTATACCGAGACGGCCGTAGCTGCGAAGTGCCAAAAAGTTAAGTACACCCCTCTGAAAGGGGTGTACTTAACTTTGGCACTTCACGGTGTCCTATACACGTTTTTTTCGACTAACATTTCTAAAGTGCCCCCCTTTTTTGGTGACAGACATATTTTTTAAACCGGGTATGGTGGCGACTTGACCAATGGAAACAGAACCTATATTTGCCGAAGCGATTTTATCAACAGACTCCGTAACTTTATCAAGACCAGTTTTCTTTTCGGCGTAATCTTGAATATCTTCACCTATTTTACCTACATCTATAGGTGGTAAGGCTTCAGTATGTATATCAGTATCAGGAACATATGAGTAAATAATGTTACCAGCCGTCGGTGATATTTTACCAATGGAACCCTGTAGTTTCTTTTTATATCCAGCAAATCTATCTGCCCCTGTTTCAAAATTTATAGCAGCTCCTGAAACGGTTTCCCCAACAATTGGAATAGCATCTAAAGCAGTCTTAAACGCTGCACCAAAATGTCGCCGTGAATTATTCAGTAAAACAGCCGTCCCTATAAACATAAGGCTTATGAAATAGCCTAGCCCTTCGCCTATAATAGATGCGTATGGTATTGGAGCAAGGCCTATTAGTTTTTGTGCCACTTCCTGCGTTAAATCTGCCATAATTGGCAATGAAAGCGTCACCGTATCTAAAAATTGCGATATAAACGGTCCATAAATATCCATTTGTTCCATGTGATACAAAATGTGAATCCACCAAAATATATAATATACCCAACCGTCCTCAGGAATTCGCGATGTTATTGGAAAGGTCATTTTACGAATAATTTTATCCCAAAATCCATTTCGGGATTTGTCCGTCTGTTCGGGACCAGGTAACGGTGTTCCTCCCCCACCATTATGCCTTAATAGCCTTATTTTTTTGAAATAAGGGCTATCTGACTGACTATTTATTTTGTGTTTTATATCTTTAATATTGGTTTCTGTAAAAATCCGCTTATTATCATAAGTTATAGCTTTTGCTAAAAACTCGTCGGGTTTATGTAAATTGTGAACGAAAAAATTATACAAATTAAGCCCTACAGCAAGGCTCCTACCTGCATCTTTGTAATACTTACCAATATAATGATTTGTAAAATGCCCTATTCGGATTTCGTCGTCCGAATAATTAATAGTTGAGCTTTCCCAACGGTTAGCCATCCCTAATATAGAACATCAAATTTAATAAATTTTTAACTATATATGCGGGCACAACCCCTTTATGTTCTAAATAAGTCGCAACTAAACGATGAGCCCCGTCAAGCAATATATATATATTTATTATTTTTAACAGCTATCCATATTGGTTGAACAGACATATTTTTCCTAATCTGTTTCCGATGGTGTATAACGGATGTTAAGTTTTTTTTTGACCACGTGGTCTATCATTATTTGGATAAGGTTCCGTCGAAAGACGGTCGGGGTTAAAATTTTCTAATTCTTTACAAGCGACCATTGGAAAATTCTCAAAATTACTATTGAAAATGTGACTTTGCGACGCTACACGCTCTGAAGAAAATAATCCTAAATTAACGGCAGTTTTAACTGAATCTTGTATAGACTCAAGAAACTCCATTTCTTGTATGCTTTATTTTATTCTATTTTATTTTCTAAACCAAAAGAAATGTCCTCTTTATTTAGCAATACATCATTAGCAGAAAGTAGCCGTAAATTATATGAAGCGAAACTAGCCCAGTACATAGGCTTTATGCCAAACGGAAGCCAAACAATTGCACATATTATAGATAACCCCGAAAAAGCCAAAGTGGCTTTAAGTAGTGCCCCAGTCATTGCCCAAACATCGGCAAACAAGCACATGTATTATTCAGCAGTAGTAGCATATTTAAAACATACAGATGACGGTAAACGCCGTTCGCAAAACCTTAAAGATAAATGGATCGCCATTCAAAAGGAAAACTGGGAGCAACGTCGGGCACAAAGTTTAAATAACGAACCCCTTCAAGCCCATGCCGAAGTCGCAAACACAGTAGACTGGCAAAAGGTAATAAAAATCCGCGATTCGCTTCCACAAGGCACTTTAGAAAAGCTTCTCCTAAGTCTTTACACATACATACCACCGGTGCGTGCCGATTATTATGAAATGCGTATTAACCCACCGAAATCGGTAGTTAGCGAAGGTAAAACCAACTTTGTAATTTTAACTCCAAGCCCAGAAACAAGCTTTATCGTGATAAGAGATTTTAAAACAGCAGCAAAATATAACGAAATCAAACATGTTATGCCACAACAACTCCATACAGAAATCCAAGTATCTTTAAAACAAAAGCCCCGCAATTATATATTTACAATGCCATCCGATAATAGTCGTCCTTTTGACCGCAACGGTTTTAGTAAATGGGCCAACGGCAGGCTTACTGAATTATTTAAGGTTCAGATGACACTAACAACCCTTCGTCATTTATATGTTTCAACAATAGATTTTAATAAAACACGTGGTGCGGATTTAGAAAAAATTGGCAACGCAATGGGACATAGTATAAGTATGCAAAAGGGCTATCAATGGATTAAGAATGATGCTTCCTAAAAGGATGAGTAGAGTTATTTTTTTAATAAAAAAAATATATACCGTGAAGTGCTGAAGTTAAGTTAACCTCGTTTCAGAGAAGTGTATCGTGAAGTAAAGAAGTTAAGTATCGGCAAGTGCCGAAGTTAAGAACCCCAAAGGGGTACAACTTCGCAAGCCCGTTGCCGTGAAAGTGCCATATAGTCAAGTAGTCCCTTCCAAAAGGGTGTAATTAACTTCGACACTCCACTGTACAACCATTTGAAACGGGGTGTACTTACAAGGGTGAGCTGGGTTGTTTGATCTGAAAAAATTTAAGGTATTTTATAATTTATATTATATAAAAACTACAAAATATAAGTTGAATAAATGGTATTAGACCGGCGGGCATTTCAAACCGGCACTAAAAGTAAGAGAGAATGGGAAAGCATCATACCGAAGACTATAAATTATCTGCCGTCAAGTATGCTTTACGAACAGATAATCAGGTAGAAACCTGTGAAGTATTTGATTGTAAAAGGTCATCTTTACAGGATTGGCTAAAACTATACGATGAAACAGGTTCTCCAGTTAGACATACAAGGAAACAAAGGACTGCCTATAAGGTAAAGAAAGAATATATTGATTTTTTGCGTCAGGAACTACACAAGAAGCCTGATATTTTTATGGAGGACTTACGAACTCTATTAGTAAATAAGTATCCCGATGTGGATATTTCAAGAGAGCATATTGGTAGATTACTAAGGGACAACAATAAGACGCGAAAAAGACTACGAAAGAAGCACGAACCTAAGTTATATAGGGGAAAGGAAAGAGACCATAAGGGCGAAGTTAAAGAGTATTTGAAACAGGCAAGGAAATATGACTTAGATAAGATTATATGTTTAGACGAAACAGCAGTCTATGCTAATTTGCATCCGTCATATGGTCGTTGTGATATTGGTAAAAGATGCTACATAACATCTGATGACAATAAGGTTTTTACACATTATTCCTTACTTGTAGCAATATCAAATAATAAAACGATAGGCTGGACTCTATATGAAAAAGGTGCTGTAAATGCCGAAAGACTAACTGAGTTTATAAAAGAGTACATAACTGGTAAATACGAAGACCATCTTATTATAATGGATAATGCTATGTTTCACAAATCACCAGAGGTAAAACAAGCAGTAGCGGAATCAAACAATACAATACAATATACAGTTCCATATTACCCAAGATCCAATCCTATAGAGCAATATTTTAGCCAAATGAAACACTATATCAAGAAAGAATCGCCAATATCATTTGATGATATAAAAAAGATAGTCCAAAAAAGTATCGCTAAAGTAAAGAGGGAAAACTATAATAACTATTTCTTACACGCATTTCGTAGTGATACACTATTGAAACCAACGCAAACAAGAAGAAGAGAACCAAAGGTTTATAAATAACTATTACATATCTTCAATGATATTTTTCATACCTCTTGTAAGTGCTACATAATATAAATTATCACCTTCTTCGTGTCCTATATCATCATTGTCATTTGCTATTCTAACATTATCATCTTCCAATCCCTTATAGGCGTGTATGGTATAGAACTTGACTTTGGCTTCTGCTTTACTTGTTATGTTTTCTTCTATTGTAGATATAATCTTTTCAAGTGCATCTTTTGTAATAGACCTTAGAAACTTAGGCAAATCATCTGAGAACTCTTCGTCATCAATATTACCGCCAAATGTAGAAAGCACTGTATGTAGTTTTCTCATCTTATCGCATTGCTCTTCATAGTTACAAATCCATATATCCTTAGTAGTTTGTGCTAATCCAAGTAGATGTTGCCAACTCCTACATAGATATGTGTATTTTTCATCCTTAATGCTTTCTATATCGTCAGTAAGAACTGTATTATGATTACTCTTTGAAATCATCCAGCAATCCTTGAACTTTGTTCTAATGATTTCACACGCTGGGTCTCCAATACGAAATGTTGAGTAAAACTCTACTATAAGAGCAGTAGGAGGTAAATGATTAAAGCCGTTAATACATCCACGCCATTGATAGATTGATTGTTTTGGATCTCCAACAAATATTTTAGGTATAGTCGTATCAGCCAATAACATATTCAACATCATAATATCAAAGTCTTGCGTCTCATCAATCATAATCATATCGTATGTTGCATCTATGTACTCTTTTAGCCATCTATTAATCAGACACAACTTCAATAGACTTTCAAATGTAAGTAGTTGATTTAGCATAGTTTTACTCCATAATGAATTGAGTAATGGTGTATCTTTACCAATAATCTTATCTGAATATTCTTGTGTTGTTTTGATATAAGGATTACCACAAAACTTCATATACAACTCTACATAATACTTTCTAATAGCAAATGGCTTACCTTTGAACCAAGGTATAGTATTATGAATAGTCTGTGGTTTTAGTTCTGTGATATCAGGCTCTCTCTTCTTTACAGATATAAATGCCCCTCTTGCTAATGAATGAAATGTCTGTGGGTGTAAGTTTTTTATACCTTGTTTCTTAATCTTAGCACCGATATCTGTAATAAGTGCCTTATTGAAGGCAAGGTATAATATCTTTTTAGTATTGTGTATCTTAGAAAGTTCAAGTAGAGTTGTAGTCTTTCCACTACCTGCTACTGACTTTATAGCAAGAATTTCGTTCGGTTCAAACTGATGCTTATTCACATATCTTCTGTGAATACCATCAAGTAGATACATTGATTTTTTACATCTTGCGTAAATGATACGAACCTTCTCTAACTCTTTAGTAATACCTTGAAAGTGTGCTAAACCCTCTTCAGTAAGCATATTTTGTAGGCAAGTATCATCGTGTATTTTCTGAAACGAACAGGGTTTGCCTATCCATACATTTCTTCGTTTCTTATCTATTTCAATATGATAGTTCTCTCTATCTTCAAGTAAAATCCATTCCTTACGACCAGTGTACAGATAGACAGTGTTTTTTACAGCCTTAACCGCCTTTTCCCAGTTGTCGTGTGGTATTTCACATACGATTTTATTACCAATCTGAACCTTTCGTATATACTGATTTTCTACATTGAAGATCCAATCCAAATGCGTAGTTGCATCTCTACTCTGAATAGCCTCAACCGAAATAGGCGAATTCTGAAACTCTATACCCATATCATTTAGACTATCATACGCATCAACGATGTGTTTTACAGCATCATTCTTTCTAATAACCTCTCTGTTTTCCTGCTCTATTAACCCAGATAGTTTATTGTGCCAAGTATCATTATCACGCACTCTTTCCAATGTATTTCTTTCACATTCAATATGGGTCTCTTTTACATTATTAGGGTGATAGAAATGCTCTGTATAGTTATTATCAGCATTTCTTGATTGCCTAAAATGAACTGGCTTATCACAGTTGAAACAAAGAAAAGGGCTTGTCTTACTTATGTTGAACTTGTATATATCAGGTATAGTTACGATTTTTTCGTTCAACACTGCTATATCTGGCATTACTATTGATTGTATGAGTCATTCGCTTAAATCATACACTCAATTTTACTTTGAAAAAGTGCCGGTTTGAAATGCCCGCCGGTCTAAATCAAACAACTCAGCTTGCCCGGATAACTTCATTGTACTTCACAGCAACGGCCAAAACAGAAGTTGTACCCCTTTGGGGTACAACTACCAAAACTTATAAGTACTTATTTAACATAATAAAGGTTTAGAATCGATAACTTTATCTTGTTGTCCAATGTCAGAAATTAGCATCGATGTTGCTTTTTGAATAATGTATTCACTTATACCTTCAAATGTGAAAAGATGCTTATAATGTTCATAATATGTGAGCATATCGGCAATTTCAGAGTCAGTTATTTTATGTAATTTTTCATACATCGTTGATATATCGTTAACATGAATAAGAACAGCCATTTTATTCCAATCTAATATTTCGGTGTAAGGCAACCACGGTTGATCATATACATAAACAGGAATCGACCCTAGATTAAGTGCTTCATACAATCTAAATGACGTCTTACCGTAACCACGTGGAGCTAATGAAAATCGACTTTGGCTCATTATTTCAAGAAATTTTTCCTGGTTGACATTTGATATTTTATTAGTCCATTCTGTTTTATTTAACCAAACATTAGGTTTATCTTTAATAGCGTCACACACATTGTTTCGGCACCAGTGTGTTATAGACCCCATAAAACTACAAAATAATGTTTTAGGGTTATTTCGCATAGTTTCAAATGTGGTTGGAGTTTTATATGTTAACGGAATAGGAACATCGCCTATACCACCCATTCCAAATATAATCGTTTTAGGAAGCCTTGTGTGCGTTATGCCATCGTCATGTTGTACAACAGTAAAATAAGTAATATCCTTTTTAAGTGAGTCTACTAATATTTGCCGTTCAGAAATTAATGATTTATCACTTGATATTTGATTTTCAGTCCAAAAAATAGGTATATATCGTTTTTTGATATATTCGTCTTGTTTGCTCATATAATTATAAAAAAATACCTCGAATTTCATCTGTGCAAAGGGTGGATATGTTATTCCTGAATCATTTCTCAATTTGGCAAAAGAGTCCATAAAATTATTAATTCTATTAACATCGTCTCCAATACCACTATATTTTTTACGTTCGCAAAGGGTGCCGTGTGTAGAATTAATTTTACACATTTTACAACAATATTTGCTATGTATTTTAGATTCTATTTTAGCTAAGAATTTACAATTTGGATTTTTACACTTCATAATGTTATCACTCCTAAATTTAAAGTGATAATTTGTTATAAACTCTTTTAAATATGCCTTTGAATTACATTTACCTATTAAACTTGAAATAATATGGTTAAAATTTGCTTGTGATGTATTGTTAAAATGTGTGTGAAAAAAAATTATTGGTTTTCCTTTTAAATAAATATTTATTTTGTCGTATGTGAAATCATTGAACTTTAAGTCTCTTTCCATAATAATATTGTAGTTTTCTCCAAATTCTTTTGTATTGAATATTTTTGCACAGTCTTCTAACGAGGCCTGATCGAAAAAGCGACTGGTTTTACTGAATTCTCGCCATTTTGCTGGCATTTCCTTATTTTTTGTCCAAACACATCCTCCGTTATAATAGCCGTATTTGTCGGATAAATTGTTATTAATATAATGTGGACTTAGCACAAGTTCACAAGAGTCAGGAATTTCAATTTCATTTATGATAAATATATCACAATCTAAGTATAATACATCCTTATATATATTCAAGCAATAGTCAAGAATATTGCTTTTTATCATTTGAAAATCCGTCCAAGTACCGGCTTTTACCATTGCATCACGTGTTTTGTCACTGTATGAATTCAGATTTTCTATAATCGTCATTTCCAAATTTAGGTTAGAGATTTCTTTTATCATCAAATGAATTTTATCATCTACGAATAATACTACTTTTGATCCGGGATTTGTACTAGAAAGTGATAATAGAAATATTTTCATATCAATCATACATTTAACCGTACCAAATGCACATATACAATCAGGTTTCATTAATACTATATATATTTTTTTTTTTAAGAACCAACGACGAAAATTATTCTTATATAAAGTTTATGAAAAATGGCCAATATGGGGTCTTTGTGCTAAAAGCGTATGGTTTGCTCATTTTCAGTACCATTTTCTAAAAATTGTTGCTATTTTAAACTATCCGGACGAGCAAGGTTGTTTGATTTAATACCATTTATTCAACTGATATTGTGTAGTTTTTACATAATATAAATTATAAAATACCTTAAATTTTCAGATCAAACAACCCTGCTCACCCTTGTAAACACTGGCTAATAACCCACGAATTTAAAATGAGCAAGAGTGTAAAAGACCGCTTAACAATTCCAATCAGTACCGGAAGGGGTAATAAGGTTCTAAATATTCTCAAAGTGCCCGTTTTTAATCGGGCGGGTAAGTTACCAGTGCGTGATTAAAACGAACCCTAATTAACAATAATTCGCCAGCGAATTATTGTTAAAAACGCTCATTTAAAATCCGCACCGGTC